AACGCTGATTACGTTGAATGCCGCGATAGGTTTCCTGCCGCTTTGGCAGAAAAAGCTCACCGATACGATCCTCTTTCCAACCTTTTCCCACAAGTGTATTGCCTACGCACCGTTCCTCGGTATTGATGCGAAAAAAGTACGCGAAACGCTCAAAATGAAGTTGACAAATGCCTAAATATGGAGTACAATAGCATCACTATATGGGTTTCCCATAATACAACAGGAGGTTTTATATGTCCGTTACACCAACCAGTTTTTCTGCCCTCAAACGCTCCCGCGGTTCAGTTGAACAGCTAACCGCCGCAATCCAACAATCAAGCCAAGCCAAGCGAGAAGATGATCGCTTTTGGGAACTGTCAGTTGATAAAGCTGGCAACGGTCACGCCGTGATTCGTTTCCTTCCGGCTCCTCCCCAGGATGGCGAAGATGGGTTGCCTTGGGTGCGTACATTCTCCCACGCCTTTAGAGGTCCGGGTGGATGGCTCATTGATTTGTGCTTGACGACCCTGGAACAGAAGTGCCCAGTGTGCGAAGCCAACAGCTTGCTCTGGAATTCAGGGATTGAAGCGAACAAGGCTGTGGTACGTGATAGAAAGCGCAAGCTCTCTTACACTGCCAACATTCTTGTCGTGGCTGATCCTTCCAAGCCAGAGAATGAAGGTAAGGTCAAGTTATTCCGATTCGGAAAGAAGATTTTTGATAAGGTGTTTGAGAAGATGCACCCGGATGAAGCATTCGGTGAAGCTCCAATCAACCCCTTTGATCTTTGGGAAGGTGCAAATTTCAAGCTCAGAGCACGTAAGGTTGCCGATTATCGCAACTACGACTCAAGCGAATTTGCCGCTCAAAGCGCCGTCAATGCTGACGAAGCGAAATTGGAAGCCATTTGGAAGTCCGAACATTCGTTGCTGGAAATCATTGCAGCAAAGAATTTCAAGACTCACGAACAAACCAAGTCACGTTTGGCAAAGGTGCTCGGAAGTGCGCCATTAGCCTCAAGTGCGGAACAGACGGATGGACAAGCGTTCTCCGACCCTGACGCAGGGGTGAAAGTGGTATCAAAGCCTGTGACTTCTCAGGTCGCCGTTGAAAGCGATACAGAGGATGCAGAGGATTTGAAGTTTTTTGAGAACCTCGCAGCCGAAAGCGAGTAAGTAGTACAACCTACTTTGCGATAGCGGAAATTGGAGCCATAGGGTCTTAACTGACTCTATGGCTCTCTTTTTGCCCTCAGAAGGGGCTTAAACGGGTCTCAGAGGGGTCTTTGTGGGGTAGGAGTGTTGTGGTATTAGTACCTGGCAAAGGCTGTATCCTGGGCACGTAGGAAGCTAGATTCTCCGCTACGGGCATCCGGCATAGCCTGTTGGACGTTATTGACTGTGGAACTGTTATTTTTCACGTTGTTAATGATGGTCGCTGCGGCTCCTGAAGCTGTGCCTTTTCCTGCTACCTCAAAATTTCGCTGATTCTCAGCCGCTTGGCTCAATGACATTCCCGTAGTAGGCGCCGTGGCAGGCACTTCGGTAGGTGCCATGGCAACCGCAGCAGGAGTGATAGCAGCCGGAGCAGAGATTTGGGCTGGTGCAGAGGTTGTTTCAAGTGACGATGCAAGGGCTCGTGACGCTTCTCTGACCACTTGCGGTAGACGTGTTGCGCGGTTCTCAGGCGTATCCTTGAATGGAGTAAGTGGTTTTCCTTCGGCATCCTTGAAGACTTCCCCGTAGGACTTCGCGGCGAGTTGCGAGACTGCGCCCGTGGTTGCTTTTTGCTCTGGTGTACCCGATGGGGCTGCAACACCAGACAACGATGAAACCGCTGCGGCGTCATAATCCCCACGCTTCAAACCTTCCACGGCGCTTGTCTTAACAGCAGCAGGAACCTTACTTGAGAACGAGGAGGCATGTTTGGCGACTGCGGCTTCAACTTCACCCGGCTCCGCTTCCTTGCTTTCGTTCATAGACGCGAGTTTTCTCTGTGCGTAACCTTCTCCACCTTTTGCGCGTTGCTCTAAGTCAGCTTTCTTTTCCTTGTCAGTGGACGCTTTCTTGCCAAACGTTCCACCCGTGACTTTATAGAGTACGTCCTGTACTGTCTCAACGATGCTATCAAAAATGTCGTGGATCGTGTCTGTGATCTTGAGCGCGGTATCGGAAATCCACTTACCAGCAGTAGAGAACGCACTCTTAATACCTTCCCACATATCCACCGCAGAATCCTTGAGCAGTGAGAAAGAGAGTTTCAGCTTGTCCCATACTTTGTAGAGTTTATATGCAGCGGCACTGAGCAATGCAAAGGCTGCAAGTAATGGCAACTTAATTCTTGATAATAGTGCCTCAAGAAAATTCATCCCCTCTTTAACCTTCTGACCCACCGCGCCAAACTTCGTTGGCTTGATTCGTGCCTTTTCCTCGGCCGCTTCATCCCTCGCAGCATCAATCTGGTCCTGTGTCAACTTGGCATTGAGACGTTCAATGGTTTCAATGTTGGTGAGACGCTTGAGAATATCTGTCAGTGTGGACGCAATCTTTATGAGAACCGTGCCACCCGTACCATCTCCCAACCCTCTTCCTGTTCCACGCTCCATTGAAGGCGAGCCAAATCCCTTTCCCTTACCAAAGAATGGGGTAGGCAAATCCATACCAGGTGCCAGGTCAGCAAACGAACGCACCGCTTTCTCAGAACGTCCCATGATCTTTCCAGCGAGCGCAACGGCGAGCTTGGAACCACCAGTGACTTTCTTGACGATGTTGAGGGGATCAAACTTGTGCTTGAACTGTCCGACTTTCAGACCAACGGCAGCTTTCGCGGCACCTGCAAGTCCACCGCCAGAAGCAAGGTGTTCAGCAGCCACGTCTGCCATAGACGCGCCCTGTTCCATCTGCGTCTTACGCAACTGCATCTGCATGGCTTTGAGAATGCTCTTACGATCCTTCGCTTCGTCACGAACGATGTTGTCTTGCTTTCTTTTGTCCTTCTTTTCCTCTTGCTTTTCTTCCTTGTGTTCTTTGGTCTGTTCCTCTGTTGCTTTGGCTTGTTCTTGGACCGCTGGCGTAAGCTTGTCAATCGCTTCGTGCATTTCCTTGAACTGATCTTTAATGTCTTGGAAATTGTCCTGATCGTTAGCCATTATTGCTTATTCCTCTGTGCGTTGAGATTCTTGATACGCTCATTTTCTCGCTGTACACGTTGCTCCACAAGGGTCAGGTAAATCAGTCGCTCCCAGGGCATGAGGTTTTCAAGCTCTGATATTGAAAATTTATGATCCTGCACCAAAGCGAATGTGGTTGTGTAGTAATTCGCCAAATTATCATGTTGCAGGATTAGACGAAAAAATTGTCCAACCCCTTCACCACAATCTCTTCCTGGTACTGGCACTTTGGACACTTGAACTGGATTGCCTTTTCAATCTTCGGCATCGTTTCAAAGAAGCTATCCATCTTGTCCACTTGACTCTTGTTCAACTCGTCCACGAATGCCAATACGTCCTCTGGCTTTTCGTCCTTGGTGAACACCACTTTATCGGGGTCACTGACTGATTCAATGCTTTCAGCCAAGAATGTAAATGCTTCCTCGGTGCCCAAATCCTTGCGGGAAATGCTGCGGAAGGATTTGAATGTCGGATACTTCAGGGTCACACCAATGGAGTCTGTCAACTGGACGTGTCTGCTATGTCCCGCGCCAAACACTGGCTTGATTTCAAGCAGGTTCACGTCATACTCAGAGACGGAACCACACACCTCTGTTGCTCCGGTATTGGCATTCACCACTCGCTGGTTACAACTGTACTTCAGCTTGACGATTTCCCCAATGCTTCTGGCACGAAGGTTGAGGAATAGAAACTCCACGTCAAAGAGTGGAAGCTTATCCACATCAACACCAGAGACGGTACCGACGCAATTCTCCAATACGGTCTTGGCAGAATTCAGGATCGTGCTCGTTTCATCCGATTGCATGGCAATCATCAGCAACTTTTCTTCTTTAACCAGGAACGGTCTGAACGAAACTTTCAAACCAGACGGACACACCACTTCATACAACGGAACAGCTAATTTTGGCAACGCCATAATGATACTCCATTCTTAAATTAGGTATTAGCACTCGCACTTCCTCCTGGTGCAACAGGCGCCGAACCCACTCCCGGCGTAACAGGTTTATCTCCTGGGATCAAATCATACCACTCAAACGCCATCGTGACTGTGCAACGATGCAATCCATCTTCCGCCCAGGACACAGGCATTTGGTTAATGGACGTAGGAAAGGCATTGCGTAGCTGCCAAGAGGCAATAGAACGAAGACTAGAACGAGGAGAGTTGGCATCCAATACCATCACATCATACTGTGTCAGTTCTACGTCTCTGCGGTACGCGGCTGGATAGGACAATTGGTTGTCAATCGGATTGTAAATGGCACTCATCCACGCTTCAAAGAAGTTGCGGATCATGAAGTCACCCGTTTCAATAAAATTCAAGGTGATTTCTTGATAGAGGGATTGATAGGGAGTCTTGTATGTTGGTCCGTAGGTTCTAGAATCGTTTGAGACTAACTGGCGACCTGGCAATTCTGTAGCCTCACAACGAAGACCCAGGACTCTGCCAATATCGTTAAACTTATCGCCCTTGAACACTTGAGGCACAAAGAGCCTGAAGTGGGAAGTCTTGGCAACCCCATAACGATTCAGGAACGATAGAAACTCCGTATAGACACCAGCCATTAGTATTTCTCCTTGGAATCCTGCCACACGTCTTGTTTGTGAACGCTAACCTTACCCGTGAACACCTGAACAGGCAGGACTGCCGCGATATTCCATTCGGTCGGAGGCACTTCAACGAATCGGGACATAATATGAGGTTTGAGATATCGCTTGATACATGGGGTCGCACGATACGCCATGTGCATCGCTTGAAGAATCGGATAGGAAAGGCGAAGGCGGCTGCGCTCGTCCTCCACTGGACCCGTCATGGTTCTGCTCAATTGCTGCAAGAGAATGAGACGATCCTTTGGGTAAATGTAGTGTAGGTTCAATCCCAAGAACCCGTCGCTGTATCCCTTCAACGGAATCACCATGGGAAACCTATCCCAGTAGGGAAGGTTCTCTTTTGTCTTCGGATTATAGAAGAAAAAGTAGAAACGACCAATCATGATCCTAGAACGTTGCTGTTCTCTATCCCGAATGATTTCTGCACGATCACGAAACGTTGGACTGAGCCTGTTCATGTATTGAATAAGCCAGGAACGACCGAACGCCGTTGTCGTATCAATCTGTTTTGCCTGTATTTGTTCGCTGATCTTCTGGATTATTGTAGCCATGGTACTATTTATGCTACACAAACGGATGGTCTTTTTCAGTCACGATCTGAAATTCCCATCCCTGTTCATGGCAAAACTTATCAGCCGCTTCCCACTTGGCACGATTCACGGCATAGGTCGCAACCTCTGCCAGGTACTTTCGTGTCTTTTTGCCCTGTGGACGCAACTGGGTTTCCGCAAAAGGCTTAACTTCCAGCAGGTACGTCTTCACGACCCCCTTCTTATCCTTGACCTTTATGGTGAAGTCGGGGAAGTAGCGGTGCATGTTTCCGTCAACGGGAGAACAATAGGGAATAGCCAATCCCTCTGAATTCCACAAGATAACAGATGGTGTGGTGTCAAACTTTATCATCAGTTGTCGCTCCCACCCGGAACGATAGATGATCTCGTCTACGTTTCCCGCATATTTTTGTGGATTCTCTGGCTTGAACCAACCTTGGTGGTATTTTCTCATGGGGTTCCTCATGGTGACATAAATAAGCTGAATACCAATGGAGGCTATTTATGGCTGAAGAACCAGGACTTATAGATCAATTTAAGGAAAAAGTAGATCAGGTTGCACAGTTCGGTCAGGACTTTGTGAACCGCGTGGCTGGCACCGAGACAAAGCAGCAGGGAAGACAGCACGAACGCGATCAACAAGAGTATGACTACACGTTCAAGAACTATCCTAGTGACCTGAACCTGGAAGGGCGCCATCCGTATTGGGTTACGTTCTATATCAATAAGCAAAAACTCTCCTCATTTAAGTCAGATAGCAGCGAAGCGGCGATGATACGCAACAGACCTATTCAATCCACCGCTCAAATCAATGCCAAGCAAACAGTCAACATTCAGAGAAACCTTGCAGGGACCGACGTAGGATTTGGACGAAAGACACAGCGCACCAAAGCTGCCATTCGCTTGTTCATGCCTGATACCTTGAGTTGGAGTTTTTCAAACGGTTATAAAGATGCGAGCCTTTCTGCCATTACGGGCACTGGTGTCCTGAATTCCATCGCTTCCGCTCCCGCACTTTACCAGTCTTCAACGGAAGCTGCAAAGAAGGGTGGCTTGGCTGGCGTACTCGCAAGCTTGCAATCCCCAGCCGCGAAATCCGCTGGTGGTATCCTCGCTGAAACACTCGGAGAAGTCTCTGGGCAGGGCGCAGAACTCGGTGCTGCATTCCTTGGTTTGGCGGTGAATCCACAGATTGACGTGATTTACGTGTCTCCTGAGCTACGACAGTTCACGTTTGATTTTCTCTTCGCACCACAGACTGCCGACGATGCACAGACGATTTCCGATATCATCCGTCTGTTCAAATTCCATTCTGCGCCCGAAATGCTTGGAGGCAAAGGGATTGGATTGGGTCGTTACTATGTTCCACCCGCAGAATTTGATATTGAATTCTCTGTGTCCACGATGGGCAGAATTTCAACGTGCGTGTTGCAGAACATCACAGTGGACTATGCGCCATCCGGTGCTGCATTCTACAACGACGATTCCCCAGTGAATACCAGAATGACCTTGCAATTCAAGGAATTGGAATTTATCACGAAGCATCTTGTTGAGAGGGGATTCTAAATGCCAGCCTCATACTTTTCTAATTTTCCATACTTGGGCTACTCTCTCAATGAAAATCCGAAACCAGGAGAGACGCAATTCGTCACGGACATTTTCCGTCGCGTGGCACCTGTGGTTAATCTCTTGAGAAACACCAGAATGTTTTACCCTTACGACATATTTGAAGGGGAAACGCCTGAGTCTATTGCAGATAAGATTTACGGTTCTCCAAACTACCACTGGGTCGTCACGATTATCAACAACATCACTGACCCATTGCTGGACTGGCCCAAGGAATACAAAAACCTCGTCAGTTTCATCGTGAACAAGTACGGTTCAATCGCCACAGCAGGCAACACAATCCATCACTACACCATGACACTCTCCAAGGTGGATTCGTTAGGCAATGCCAGCGAAGAGACATTTATCATTGACAAAACGAAGTATGACAGCCTCACCAGCTTGAGCCCGGTCGTTGTCACATTTGCGAACGGCACCACTGTCACAACCACCACCACAAGAGCCACTGTGGATGCGTATACATATGAATTGAGTGTCAATGATGCGAAGCGACACATCGTACTCATTGAAGATATCTACATTCCAGAACTAGTTTCCGAACTAGAGGGCTTGTTGACATAATGCCATTAGAAGAAGGTATTAGGGCAGCTACAGACTACCAACTGGACGAATTGACCATCACGGGTTCCAGTGGTAGGAGCGTGGACCTTCGTGAGGTCATGCGCGAATTGATCCTCTATGAGGATTTGTTCAGCAACGTCATGACAGGGACATTATTCATCAGTGATACGCAGGATATCATCAACCTCTTGCCTATCGTTGGTGGGGAATATCTTTCTATTGGTGTCTCTAAACCTTCATCCCCCATCAAGGTTCTGAAGACGTTTCGTGTCTATAAAATCACAGACAGAAGCAAAGCCTCTCCCAGTTCAGAAGATTACATTCTCAATTTCTGTTCTGAGGAAATGATTCTCAGCGAATCAACCCTCATTTCACATTCATTCAAAGGTCAGTCGGTCTCTGGTATCATTGAGGACATTGCCAACAAGTACCTGAAGATTGATACGAAGAAGTTGCCAGTATCAGCCATCACTAGCACCACAGGCACATTTGACGTAGTGATTCCATTCTGGACTCCATTCTATGCAATCAATTGGCTCAGCCGCATGGCACGTACTGCCTTGGCGCCGGGATGCTCGTTCATGTTCTTTGAGGATACCGCAGGATATCATTTCAGTTCCATTGAATTGCTCACACAGCAGAAGCCTGTACAGGTTATCAATTTCATGCCTATGAACCTAGCAGGAACCACACGAGAACAAGGGCAAAAATCCGATACGCAAATGAGATTTGAGTCTGGTGAAGATTATGAATTGGTCAATGCGCCGGACTTGCTCCGATCCATTTCTTCTGGTACGTATGCCAGCAGGCTCATGCGCGTGAACATTCTTGACCAGCAATTCAAACACACAGATTTGGATGGTATTGAGTTTTTTGGTCGCACCAAGCACACGAACAATAATACCTTCATGCAACCTCGCACGGATCGTATGCGTGTCCAGCAGAACAAACGTCATGATGCGTACTATCGTGTGGCGGTTGACACACTCAAGGTAGAGACATGGATGCTTCAGAGAAATGCGTATATCTCTGCATTGCATGGGTTCCAGATGAAGGTATCGCTTCCTGGTAACTTTGGATTGCGCGTTGGACAAGTTATCACACTCAATCTCCCAACAGCATCTATCGCAACACAAGAAAAGAAGCCCATAGACCTCATGTTCTCTGGCAACTATCTTATCACTGCGGTACACCATAAGTTTGATCGTAACAAACACATTTGTATCATTGAACTCTCCAAGGATTCTATCACGGCTCCGTTGCCACCGCCATTGGAGGGCAAACCATTCATTGAAAAGTTGAGGCAATCATAATGGAAGCCAATCTTGGGGATCGTTTTGTATGGTGGACTGGTGTGGTGGAGAGTCGCCAAGACCCAAAGAAGGTCGGGCGTATTCGCGTTCGCATACTAGGATCACATACAGACGATAAGGCATTAGTACCAACAGAAGATTTGCCATGGGCATTCGTCATGGTGCCTTTGAACGATACCTCTTCCTTGCAGGTCAAGGAAGGCGATGTTGTCGTAGGGTTCTATTTGGACGGACAGGATCAACAGACTCCAATCGTCATGGGCATTCTCCCTGGTATTCCTGTGGAACTTGGACCACCATCCGTTGGATTCAACGATCCACGCACCGATGGTGAAGTGAGCAGCGCACCACACCGACCTGATGAGTCAGCTTCCAGGTATCCATCACGCTTGAACGAACCGACATTTTCCCGATTGGCACGAAACGAGAATATTAGTAAGACTCCAATCCAGACGAAGAAAGACGAAGTGGTGACTGGTGTAGTCGTTGCCGGACTTGGTGGAACACCATGGGATGAACCAAAGACTCCCTATGCTGCCACATATCCCTATAATCGTGTCATGGAAACAGAGTCAGGACATATCCTAGAATTTGACGATACCCCAGGGGCAGAGCGTATTCATATCTACCATCGCTCAGGCACGTATGTTGAAACGCACCCAGATGGTACGCAGGTTGTGCATGTTGCCGCGGAAGCGTTTGAAGTGGTGCTCTCTGACAAGAAAATTTATGTGAAGGGTGAACTGGATATCACCGCACTCACGAATGTCAATATCAAGGCAGGCTTGAATGTCAATATTGAAGCGGGCGGGGATATTGTGTTGAATGCAACCAAGTCCGTTATCACTCAGGCGGGAGTCTTGCAGTCACATACTTCGGCTGGACCAATGCTGCTCACAGGCATTCCAATGGAATTAAATGGTCCTCCTGGCGAAATTCTTCCACCACCAACTCCGGTGACATAATGGGAGTTGCATTGCCAGTGGTGCGTATGGGAATTGATATGTGTAGTGGGCATCCAGCAG